GCGGCCTTTGTCTCGGGGGCTGTCGCCGGCACGAACGTCAACGCCACAAATGGGCGGGCGACATACGCTTTCAAATCGCAGTCGGGCTTGGTGCCCGAGGTATCGGACAGCGTCACTTCATCGAACCTGCTCGCCAATGGATACAATTTCTATGGCGCCTATGCCACCGCGAATGCGAGTTTCATCTGGTTCTATAACGGTTCGATCAGCGGCGCTTTCCTATGGCTTGACAGCTATGTCAACCAGATTTGGATGAACGCCGCTTTTCAGCAGGCGCTGATGACGCTATTGGCGACAATCACTGCGATTCCATACAATACCGCCGGCCAGAGCCTCATCGAGGCGGCGCTGGCGACCCCGATCAATAATGCGGTGAACTTCGGAGCGATCCGCGCCGGCGTCACGCTATCATCGGCACAGATCGCCGCCGTCAACAATGCGGCCGGCACCAAGATCGACAACGTGCTTTCGCAACGCGGCTGGTATTTGCAAATATTGCCGGCGAGTGCGGCTGTGCGCGCAGCGCGCGGATCCCCGCCGTGCAACTTTTGGTACATGGATGGGCAGGCGGTGCAGCAGATTCAACTCGCGTCGATCGAGTTGCCGTAAACGTCGGGCATATCCCTCACACGCGTAGCCACCGCATTCATCGCGGCGAGCGCCTCGTCCTTTGTCACGCTGTCTGTCTCGATCCAGGCCTCCAGCGTCTTTAGCAGGGGTACTCTTCGAGGCGGTCCTTCATGCTCATCGTAAAATTCCTTCCATCCTGATGTTTACGGAGAGGACAACACATGGCAATCACGGGCGCGAGTGCGATTATTGCTCTTACCATTCCGCCGATCTTTCCGGCCTCGGTGCAACTACAGGGGTTCGCAGCCGATGATGTATTCGATACAGACACGATCGAGATCGTCGAAACTGTCATGGGGGTCGACGGCATCATGTCCGCCGGCTATGTAGCCGTACCGGTGCAGCAAAGCTATGCCTTGCAGGCCGATTCGCCATCGGTGGCTGTGTTCGATGCCTGGTACATGGCCATGATTGCGGCACAGGATAACTTCTTCGCCTCCGGCGTTGTGATTATCAAGGCGGTCGGAAAAAAATACGCGCTCACAAAGGGCGCGCTGACCTCGTATAAGCCGGTTCCAGACACCAAGAAACTGTTGCAGCCGATGCGCTATCGGATCACCTGGCAGTCGATTCTACCGGCGCCGGCATAATTTCACGCATATTCGGGCGTCTGACATGGCACGAAGGGTTAATGAAATTACCATCACCGAGGCTGGCCGCGATCAGGGTCTCACTTTCCGAATCACAGAAATGCCGGCGCGCGCCGCCGAAAAATGGGCGACGCGCCTTCTGCTCGCGTTCTTCCGCAACGGAATCATCGACGAGAATGTGCTCGGTTCCGGCTGGGGCGGGCTTATGCAGGTGGGAGCCAATGCCGTTGTTCGCGGGATAGGCGTTGTGGACTTCCGCGGCGAGATCGAGCCATTGCTCGACGAGATGCTTACCTGCATCGAGTTCGTTCCAGATCCGCGCCGTCCCGAGATCCCGGCACGCACACTGCTTGCCGAGGAGCCGGAAGAGGTGACAACGCTTGTCCGGTTGCGAACGGAATGGGTTGCCTTGCATATGGGTTTTTCTTCGGCCTCCGCTCTTTGGACCTTTATGACGGAGAAGAATTCGGAGGCCGATCAGAGATTAAAAACTATGTCAACGTCCCCACTCTCATCGGCCGAATAGTCTCATCTGGTCTAGCCACGCTGCATGAGCTTGACACAGTCTATTCAATCGCCGACTGCTATGACTTGCTTGAGATTGCGGCGGTCGATGCCTATAACCGCCGTATCCTTTCAAAAGAGAAAAGACAATGAGTGAGTTCTCGGATCCGGATGTCCGGAAGGCGTATGAGGCAGAAGTTATCCGGCGGATGGATGCCCCATTTTTCATGTCGCGCGAGCAAGCGGAAATGCTGGTCGCGCTATTGATGATGGATGCCAAAGATGATGGACATTGAGCAAATTTGGCTGGTGCTTGCATGGCGAATGTAGTCGACTCGCTGGTCGTCGAGCTCCTGCTCGAAACGAAGAAATTCATTCAGGGCCAGCAGCAATTCCTGACATCATTCAAGAAGACTCAGGAAGAGGCGAACAAGCAGGCGAAGGCCTTGGAAGAGCGCGCTCGCAGGACGAATCAAGTACTATCGTCAATCAAGACCCAGGCACTTTCGCTCATCGGAATCTTTCTCGCCGGCCGCGGCATCAAGGAGTTTGTGCAGTACATCACTACGTCGGATGCTGCGCTCAATCGTTTCTCGCGCGCATTCAACGTATCTGTCACGGACCTGAAAAAGTGGCAGGTAGCCGTCGAACTTGCCGGCGGCCAGGCAGAAGAGGTGACCACGAGCTTCTCTGCCTTTTCGAATGCGCTGATGGCGTTCCAGCACGGCATTGGCGATCCGACCTGGCGCGCGCGTGTAGCGCAAGTTGTCGGCGATCTAGACCCTGGCGCCGACACGGTAAAGAATTTCGAGCGTATCACCAAAAGGCTGCAAGAGATTCAGAAGTTGCAGGGCACCAAGGAAGCCTATTTTCTGGGAACTCAGCTTGGCATTTCCCCCGGCGTCCTCAACCTCATGTTGCACAATACCGAGGAAATGTTCCGCGTTGCCGAGCGCATTGCCTCGACCACAAAAGAAGACGCCGATGCGGCCGAGCGTCGGCTTAAGTCTTGGAATGAGTTTCTCGAAGTCTCGACCAGGCTTGGCAAGGTATTCGCGACCTGGCTTACGCCGGCGCTTGAGAAGGTAACCGACCTGCTTGAGCGCTGGCTCGGCGTCGCTAAGCCGGGTGAAGGTGGCGAAGCCTCGACCGAAAATCTGCGCAAACGGTTCGGGGAACCAACCAAGGAAGCGCAAGAATGGGGGCAATCCTTTTTGGAGGGGCTGCCGAATTGGTTGCAAAATTGGTGGTCGCCATCACCGCAGCCACCATGGCTATCGGGATTCCAGCCGGCACCAGCGCCGGCGCGACCTGTGCGAGGCGCGGCGCCAAGCGCTCTGGATGCCGCAAAAGACAGACTGCGGCGGGGAATTCCATCAGGTTCACCGACAGACCTGCTGCGATTCTGGTCGCCGCAGGAGCGAGTCGGCGCAGCCGCGCCGGTGACTCACAACAGCGAGGTTAACATCGCTCAGATCACCGTGAACGCCCCGGGTGGTGATGCTGATGATATCGCGCGTAACATCAGCGGCGCAATTCGGCGGCGCATGGCCGGCGGCCAGGTGGACTATGGACTCGCGTGATAACGATGCCAAACGTTCCTAAACTGCCAGGAGTGCCGACACTCACAAGCTATGCCGGAAGCGCCCCTGTTCTCGCGGTAGCCGATGCCATCATCGTTGCGAATGCCTTGCTAACGCCGCATTGGGGTTTGTTCCTCAACGGCCAGCAAATCTTGCCGACACCAACATCGTTTTTCGGAACACCGAGTTCATTTGCTGCCGCTGGCATCAATGTCCCAAGCCTGCAAATTCCAAGTATCCTTGGCCCGCTGGGCAATACAAACACGGCGGCCGTCGATTTCAAGCGAGAATGGGCCATTAGCGATTATCCGCAGGAAGATGGCGCATTCCAAAGCTATGACAAGGTGCAGATTCCAAAAGAGGTGCGGTTGCGCTTTTCCGCTGGAGGATCTCTCACCAATCGCAAGGCACTGCTCGACGCCGTCGACTCTGCGGCAACCAGCCTGAACCTCTATAAAGCGCTCACGCCGGATGCGCAGTATGACAGTCTCAACATCACCCACTATGACTATCACCGCGAGGCGCGCGGCGGTGTCGGTCTTCTCATCGTAGATGTGTGGCTCATCCAGGTTGTCGTAACCGCGAAGCCAGCATTTTCTTCTACAGCCACGCCGGCAGGGTCGTCATCGACTAATGGCGGCTCGGTGCAGACACAGACTCCGGCGAGCGCGAACATTCCGGCCCTACCGCCTAGTGCACTTCAATGAAATGGGGAATGAGGCATAATCGAGGCGTGCGAAAGCGCAGCTGAAATTTCGGGGCAAATTTTCACATGCAAGTCATCCCATTGCTGCCGGTCCCGAACCAGTCTCTTGAAGTGCAGTTGAACAATCAGGACTGTACACTCAACGTCTATCAAGCAGCCTACGGTCTATTTCTCGATCTCAATGTCGCGGGCGTATCGCTCGTCGCCGGCGCAGTGTGCGAGGATCGCAACCGGATCGTTCGCTATGCCTATCTCGGATTCATCGGCGATCTGTGTTTCATAGATACGCAGGGCACCAACGATCCGGGCTATACTGGGCTCGGGCCAGGAGGGCGCTTCCAACTCGCATATCTGGAAACAACAGATAGCGCTCTTCTGGCGCCGCTGTAAAAATGAGCTTCGTTCAGCGTCTCATCTCATGCACCTTCACGAAGGCTGTGGGAACCTTCGCCGAAGGCGGCAATACCGCAACCGTATCCGGATTGCGCATATCATGCCAAGTCGTCAATGGTGGAACTCAGGCCATGACGGCGCATCTGCGCATTTACGGCATGACACTATCCCTCATGAATCAGCTTTCGACGCTGTGCCAGGCAATCGGCGGGATCCAGGCGAATTCTATTTCAATCAATGCCGGCGATTCGTCACAAGCCGGCAGTCTGCCGCTAATGTTTACTGGCACGATCCAACAGGCCTGGGTTGACTTCCAGAGCGCACCACAGGTGGCCTTCGATGTGTCGGCGACTACCACACTGGCGCCGGCCGCGTTTTCTGCGAAGCCGCTTTCCTACAGCGCGCCGGTGACGGTGCAAACAATTATGCAGGCGCTTGCATCGGAAATGGGGCTTACCTTCGAGAACAATGGCGTCAATATCACTTTGCCGGCACCGAGTTATTTCCCGGGAACACAGTGGGAACAGGCGAAAAAGGCAGCGCTCGACGCTAATGTCAATATCGTCATCGACCGCGGCAAACTCGCGATCTGGCCACGCGATGGCGCGAGAACTACTTTGGGAGTGCCGATCATAAGCAAGGCGACCGGTATGATCATGAGCCCTACTTATGCCAATCAGGGTCTTATCATTCGGACCGAATTCAATCCGGCGATTAGTTTTGGTGGACAAATTCAGGTGCAAAGCCAGCATTCCACGCCGGCAAACGGAGCGCCTGTGTCCAATTGGCCGGCAAATGGAATTTGGAGCGTATACTCGCTCAATCATGACCTGGAAACGCTCACTCCGCGCGGACAGTGGTTCTCGACGATCGAGGCATACAATCCGGCGTTCCCAAAACCGGCGGCGGTGGCGCCATGATCACGGCACGGATGTTTTATGCAAACCTTCGGCTACGGCCAACTTGATCCGTCCAATTTAGGCTCGCAGTCCGATCTCGACCAGTTCATGTTGCGGCAGTTCCTCGGCCGCGTACGAACGGTTGCACTGGTCAAGGTTATTGCTGTCCACGGCGGCGGCACCGGCGCCGGACCGCCAACCGTCGATGTGCAGCCTCTCGTGAGCCAAGTTGACGGTCAGCGAAACAGCGTACCCCATGGAACGATTCTCGGCTTGCAGGTGCTTCGCTGGCAGGGAGGCGCCGCGGCTATCTTCGTCGATCCGCTCGCTGGCGATATAGGCATAATTACTTGCCCCGATCGAGACTCTACGAATATCATCAAGAATAAGGCAGTAGGGGTACCGGGCTCTGATCGCCGATTTGATCTTGCCGATGGCGTCTATATCGGCAGTCTGCTCGGCGCGCTGCCGCAGCAATACATAACGATCACGGCAACTGGGATCTCACTCAAAGACACGAACGGAAACACATTGGTGTCTAGCGGCTCTGGCTGGGCGCTTAACGGCAATCTGGCGGTCACTGGTGCGATAACAGCCAGCGGAGCGATAACCGCCGGGTTGGGTGGCGCTGATCAGGTTGGATTGCAAACGCACAAGCACAGCGGCGTAACCACAGGCGCCGGCGTCTCGGGAGTTCCTGTTCCAGGGACATAGGGATGATGCCATGGTCGATTCGTGCGGGACATGCTTCTTTAGCAGGAATGTCGTTGATCAAAATGGGTTTGCCTACCTGGGGTGCTGCCATGAGGCGCCAGCTGTCGTTAGTTCGCATCTCGATGCATCGGCAATTTCTGCGCAATGGTCGAAAGTGCAGTCAGATTGGTGGTGCGGCGACGGCGCGGATAAGACTACCGGAGCGAGTTTTTCTGATTTCGTGCAAACGAAGGCGGCTCCTGTCTGGATCACGACGAATCCGGAGGGAGAGCAGGTTAAAGTCACGCACCTTACGAATACCGGGAATTATCTAATTAAAACAGGATCAGGGTTCATTACGGACATTTCCGTAAATACACCGGCCAACAGCGGAACACTCACGATTTACGATGGTGTGAATGCCAGCGGTGCCGTACTGGCGGTGATCGATGTGAGTAAAAACACACAGAGCGGCAGCGGATCTTCGCCATGGCCGTTCGCTACTGGGCTCTTTGCGGTATTGAACGGCAATGCTGATGTTACGATTTTGAGCACAATATAGTATTTCTCGATCGAGACCATTCTGATGCCCCCGGAATGTCTCGTGAGGGAAACCCCTTGCCGGTGGGGGTCATCGCCGGCACCAACATGGCGCCATGCAGACACTCTTGCTCGATCAATCCGCGTGGGACCTGGTTCTTGACGCCGGCGGGAATATCGCTGTCGCGAGCAATCCATATTCTATCGCCCAGGATGCGGCGAGCATGTGCCGGCTGTTCCTCGGCGAACTCTGGTACGACACCACCCAGGGAGTGAACTTCTTCGGCGATATCCTTGGCAAATTTCCGCCGGCTCCGCTTATCAAGGCGGACCTCGTGCAAGCGGCTTTGCTGGTTCCCGATGTGCAGGGCGCGCAAGTCTTCATTGCATCGATAGATAACGGTCTGCTATCCGGGCAGGTGCAAGTCTCAACGCGCGCTGGTGTCATCGCCGTCGCGTCATTCTGAAAACCAGAGAAAAAGGAGTCGTCGTTATGAAAGTCGCTCTCGCATTTGCATTCATCGTGGCGCTGGCTGTTTCTCCCGCATATGCCGATGGGAACGGCGAATGCAACGAGGCTGAAACCGGCGTGTGGGTTTGCCCATTGCCAAAGCAGCCGCCGCGCTGTGTCGTATTTAACGGCCATCTTGTATGCACGGGCCCGGTAGTCGTGACGCCGCGCGATCCAGAAAAGCCACGCAATTGCGGGTGGTCTCGACGGCACGGCTACGTTTGCTGGTAAGAGGTTCAGCATCTGAAAAATTTTCCTGGAATTCCAGGGAACCGAAATCAGTCTCGGGGATACGAAAGGAAGGGAAATGTCGTTTTAGAGGGTCAGCATGTCCGCCGCAACGATCCCCCAGGGCATACCCGGTCACTTGCCTAGTTATTGCCCTGGGGAATCTGTGAATACTATTCCCGCCGTTTTAGGGGGCCAGGTAGCCTACTACAGCGTGACGGCGATGAAAAAAGACGAGGGGGACATTCCCGGCGGCCCATTAAGCGAGA